AAGATATGAAAGAGATTATCTAGATAATTTAGAAATGAATGAAGGACCAGGAGCAGTAAAAGAATTATATGACAGCTTACAGGGAAAAAAAGGTGGTGGAATAATGAAATTAATGAGTGGAGGACAAACTTTATCTCCTCAAGAATTATTTAATAAAGTAATGATGGAAGGATATAGACCTACACCAGAAGAACAACAACTTATAAATCAGTATTTACAATCTCAAAGTGGTCAGAAAAAAGGCGGAATTATGAAATTAGTTAGAGGAGGAAAAGCATCTAACGAACCTGTAAAATCTCCATCTGAATACGGAGATGATCCTGAGGAGCTTAGAAGACGACAAAAAGATCGTGACTTAGCAGGACCAGATCCAAGACAGCCATCGATGCCACAACAGCCATCGATGCCACAACAACCAATGCCGGGTTCACCAAGAGAAGGTGGTCCGAAGGCACCTGGTGGAAATCTAACTCCTGAACAATGGAGAAAAAAACTTCAAGAACAGCTGGAATACATGAATTCTATTCCAGTTAAATCTGGAGATTTAATTCATAAATTACCTCACAAAACAAAACAAAACGAAAATAATCCAAAAAACTATAAAAGAACTTCTGGTAAATTAGTTGTAGATGACAAAGGTAAAGGAAACGAAGAAAAAGATACTATGTTAGCTCAACTAGCCGATGGCGAATTTGTAACTAAATCAAAAGCGGTACGTGGTGCAGGCATTGCTTTAGGAGCAAATCCAAGAAATAAAAAACAACAAAGAGATTTAGGAGCAAAATTTTTTTACAAACAGATGGCAGAGTTTGATAAATTAGCAAAACGAATGGCATCTTAATGGAGTTATTAAGAATATGGGAAGCTAAAGAAGTTGATAAAGTTTGGATATTTGTAGAAAATTATATTCAACAAGCTTTAGAAAGATCAGGTGGATACGCTGATCATGAACATATTAAAGATCAGATTAAAAAAAATCTGATGCAACTGTGGGTAGCTTGGTCGGAAAAAGACCAAAAAGTATATGCAGTTGGAGTAACAGAATTAAAACAGTATCCTAAGTATCGCACAATGAATTTTAGGATACTGACAGGAGAGAAAATGGAATTATGGACAAAATTTTTAGAACCAATGGAAGCATGGGCCAAGACACAGGGAGTAACTAAAATGGAATTTTATGCACGTCCAGGATGGGAAAGATTTTTAAAAGGTAAAGGATATAATAAAACACATGTTCAACTTGATAAATTTTTAGGAGAAAATAAATGAGTTCAGGAGGAGGAGGTGGTTCAGGCGTACCAGCCGATACTACCAATGTTCAGACAATTAGAGAAGCACCAGAAATAGAAGCTAGAAGATTAGGTTTAATGGATGCTGCAAGAGAGTTAGCTATGAAGAAAACTACTTTACCAGCATATCAAGTAGCAGCAATGACTACACCTGAAACTGAAGCTAGAACTTTAGCTCGATCGGGAATGGCTGGACAACAACAACTTACAGACGCTACTACTGCAGCAAGTGGAGCGCAAACCGCAGCTGGACAAACTTTTACTGCAGCACAAGTTCAAGCTGCAATGAATCCTTATATTCAAAATGTAGTTAATAGAGTATCGGATGATTACGCAGCTAAAGAAAATCAACTTGCCGCTCAAGCTGTTAAATCTGGAAATTTAGGAGGAGGTAGAGAAGGTGTTGGTATAGCAGAACTACAAAGACAAAAAGCAGATACACTTGGTGGAATTTATGGTACAGGATATCAATCTGCTTTAGGAGAACTTCAAACTCAAAGAGCATTACAAACACAAACAGGAATTCAAGCAGGAGAAATTAATTTAAATGCTGCAAACATAGCTCAACAAGGAAGATCCGGTCAACTCCAAGGTTTAATGGGAACTGGAGGAGTAGAAAGAGGCGTTAATCAAGCAGCGTTAGAAGCACAAAGACAAACAGCTTTACAAAATATTCAAGAACCTTATCAAAGAGTTGCGTTTGTTTCTGATATTCAATCAGGGGTACCGAGTGCTTCTCAGCAGAGAATTGCTCAAACCAGAGCACCTCAACCGAGTCCTTTAGGTCAAGCGGTTGGTACAGGAATTGGGGCGTACGCAGCGTTTACCGGAGGGTAACGATGATTACTAAACTCAGAAAAAAAGTTTTTATTAATAAACTTCGAAATGGGGGCGTACCTGTTCCTTATGAAAGCGCACCTTTATTTAGTAAACAAGGATTAAGACAAGCGGCACATACCGCTGGTAGCTATTATAATAGATTACCAGGATTTATAAGAAAACCTATTAATTTTGTTAATCCCATTACCAAGAATCCATATGTATTAGGTGGGTACGGTCTTCTGTATGGAGTAAATAAATACATGGATCGAAATAAGCCAGATCCTAATGCAAAATCCTTACAAGAATTAGGAATATCACCTTTAGCAGATGCCCAAAAAACAAGTGCTGAATTTGATGAAATGATGGCCTCTGCTGAATCAATACCTAATCCAGCTAAACTTCAACCAGGAAGATTACCAGGAGAAATGATTGAGGTGTATGAAAAAGTATCTCAATATGCAAAAGATAATAATATTCCTTATGAACAAGCTTATTCTTTACTCGTAGAAAAAGTAGAACCTGTCACACAGATAGTTCCTAAGAAAACTGAAACTTTAGAGGAAGCTTTTCCAGGGATGTCTACTTCAGAAATTATAGACTCCATGAATAAAAATCAAGAAGAAACAGGGATAAGTATTGCTCCAAATGCAGAAGGAGAAGTTATAGATAATGCACTTGAAAATAATCAAATGGAAGGGGTGGAAATTAAACCAGAAAATAATAACAACAATAACAATAACCAAGAAGTTTTAATAGACGAAACCGGACAAGAAATAGATACCTCAGATGCTGCCAACATGAGTGATGTAGAAATTAATAACGAATTTAAAAACAGAGAAAATCAAAATATTCTAGCTGATCAAATGATAGAATATAATTTTTTTCCGGAGTTAGCTAAAGCGGGTAGATCACCATACGCTCTTCAATTAGATAACCTAGTTAAAGATATTATGGGTCCGGAAAGTAAAAAATCTAAAAATTTATTACTTTTACAATTAGCAGCTAACTTAATGACTAATAGAACTGATCAGCCTGGCTTTAAAGGGTTTTTAGATGTACTTGGTCAGGCAGGACAACAAGTTATACCGATGGCGATGGCTCTTGAGACACAAAGAAGAAAAGATGATTTAGAACTTAAAAAAGCTTTAATAAAAAATCAAAACTCTAAGGATAAAGCAACAAACTGGGGGCCTAAGGAAAAAATAGCCAGGTTTAGAATGCCAAAATGGAATGAAGCCGGAGAAATGATCGGATGGGAAGACGAGATTCAAACAGCAATTGCAAGAATATCGGACACTGGAGAGGTAGAAGCAACTATAACTGATCGAGACGGAGGTAATCCACGAGCCGTTAATATTACTGACTTTGATTACCGAATCATAGATGCTCCAGATACAAATTTAATAGCTAAGTATAATGATAAAATTACTCAAAAAGTAAATGCATTAAAAGGAACTAAAGAAGCTTTATCTATAATACAAAGTAGACCTGAATTAATAGGTTCAAAAGGTACTATTACGGGGTGGGGACAAGCAGCTCTGGACGTCATAAAATCGTGGGCAGGCAAGCAGACATTTCAAAAATATTTTAATGACATTAACAGAGACAAAACTCAGTTTATGGAAAATCAAAAAATAGCAAGAGACGAGGCTGCAGCAGCAAATCCAGATGGAAAATTAACAGCAGATCAAGTAGAATTTTTTGATAAGGAAATGAGAGACGGATTAGACTGGTTTGAAAATGTAAGAACTGGTTTAGCATCTAAGATGGACAGCACAACTGATCTACAAATAAAAGCGAAATTAAAAACAACTGAACTCTTGACATCATACGCTCTGGCCAATCTTTTAAAAAACGAAGATAGATTAGCGGTTCAAGATATTAAAAGAGCTGAACAAGCTACTAAACTTTTTGGTCCGTTGGTTTCTCCTGAAATGGCAATAGCAAAATATCTTACACTAGAAAAAAATCTTACGGATGCAATAGCAAATGATATGAAAATAGCTAATACATTAGGTATACAAAATGATCAGATTGTAGCTTACGATGAAGGATATACTTTAACACAATCTGGCTCTACCGAAGAAAAAACTTTTAGAAAGAATTTACAAACTATTTTAAGTCAATCCGAACAGTTAGAGGGTGATGTAATAGATTCAATGACAAATCAACTTTTTGAAGGTTTTTCAGGAGCTATAATAGGAGATGATCAATAATGGATGTTAAAAAATTAGAAGAATTACTGCAAGGAAATAGAATAGATTTAAGAATGCTTAATAAGCAACAAAAAATCTTTATTGACGAGCTACAAAAATCTGGCAAAATAGACACTCGTCCTTTAGATCTAATGGAAGCAGAACAAAATCATGCAGCAGAAAAGGTAGCTAAAGAAAAAGAAAGATTTGCCGATCCAATCCGGGACATGACTGCTGATCTTCTAAACAGAGATAAAGTTGCAATGTATACTGACATTGGTGTTTTAATGGCACAAATGCTTTGGGATAGAAAAAGATTAGCAGGTGCAATTTTAAATCCTAAAAAATTTATTGGGGATATAGCTAAAATAAGATCTTCTTTTAAAAACCCAGTACTTAATAAAACTGTTACTGGATTAAAACAAGTAAAAAAAATGGTAAGTCCATTTGGAATGGCTAACTCTAACATGGCAGTAAGATATGCTTTAATGGGAAGTGTAGGGTACACAGGTGGTGGAATTGCTTATGATTTAGCAGATGAAATTGCACGAGATCAACTAGATTTAAAAAGAAAAGTTGGAGACAAAACATATAAAGAAATGATGAATAAAAATCAACTTCTAAGATCCTTAGATGATTTTAGAATTGCTCTTACATTTAATGGAGGAGCTGAGATGTTAGGACCTATGGCAGCTAGTGGGGCGTATGGATTAAGAAAAATGTTTGGATTAGAAACTCCTTATGCAAGATCAATAGCAGAAATTGCCAAAAATCACAATTTTAAAGCTTCTTATGCTATGCTGGCAGATCCAAATACGTGGGGAGGAAAATTTTTAAAAACAGTTAATAGAGTATTTGGTCAGTTACCACTTATTGGAGGACCCGCTAAAGAAGTTCAATTAGGAGCTATTAAACAGTTTAACCAACAATCTCAAAGAATATTTGAACTTGAGCCCGGAATGCATTTAGCAACCGCAGCAGCAGCTTCCGAAGAGGCAGCAGAAGCGCTTTTAAAAAATTATGAAAAGTTTGCTAATATGAATAAAATTAACTACAATAGATTTGCTGATCAGGCTATAGCAATGGGAGATCCTCGAGTTATTGATTTAACTTCCGTAAAACAATATATGAACTCAGTTGAAGCAAGTGCTTTTGCTCCTCCTGAAATAAAAGCTGCGTTTATAGATCCTTTAGCAGTAAAAACTCCTTTTGGAGCATTTTATAGTGCTTATAAGGCTTTAGTAGCTTCAGGCAGACCTATTTCTATAACAGAGTATACCGCTTTAAGAACTTTATTAAACCAAACTACTGATGCGTTAAATAAAAGCGAAGCCGGAGTTATGATGTATAACGGTCTTCAAAAAGCATTAGAAAGAGATTTTGCAAAAATGGATTTAAGTCCAGCAAGAGAAGTGACGTTAAGATGGGATGTTAAAACCGGAGAGCTACTAGAACAGGGAGGAAATGTAGTATCCCAAGAAGTTAAATCTACTGTAGGTAAAACTGGTTTAAGTCAAGCTAAGAAAAAAGAATTAAAAGAAAATATTGAATTTGCTTATGACTTTTATGCTAATAATATTAAAACCTATAACTCTATTACCGCTAGAAAATTATCAGCATTTGACGAAAATGCTCTTTCCTTTAAACAACTTCAAAATTTTAAAGGGATAGGAAAATTTGAGAGAGATCAAATGTTAGCTAAAATAAGTAAAAATATTTTTCAAAACAAAACAAATTTAAGTTTTAATGCAATTACTGATTTACAAAAATTAATTAATTCCGATGTTTATAAAATTACTCCAATCAAAGATATTCAAGGAAATACTACTTTTAAAGCTGACTTTGTAAGTAAAGGAAGCAAAGAAGGAAATGAAACTTTAAGAAGATTGTGGGGAGCTCATGTAGGTCAGGCTTATCAAATGTCTTTTAGGCCTATTGATAAAAATCCTATGGGTGATTGGGTTTCGGCTTATTTATCTAAAGAAGGGGCAAAGGCGGCGGATGGTATGGCTTATAAAACCTTAGATGAAATGAAAATGCCTAATGGAATGGATGCAAGAAATTTAAATGGTGGCAATATGTTTTTTGATCCTAATATGTTTAGAAAAATGATTTTAAACAACGAGGCCGCAGCTACTCAAATGAAAATAATTTTTGGACCTAAGAAAGCTAACGCATTATTAAAAAACTATGATGATCTTTTAGCTTACATGGATGCTGTTAAATCTTATACTGTTCCGGAAGCATCTACTTTTTTAGCTAGAAGATTAGTTTTATCTGGTCCCAACATTGCAGTTGGTGCAGGAGCGTATGGTATGGGATTTTTTCCTATGGCTTTGATGTTATATTTAGGAAGACGGGCTAATAAAATTTTATCTAATCCAGAAGCAGCTCACGCTATTAATAAACAATTTGAAAACTTTTTAAAAGAACCCCAAAAGTATTTTGGTTTAAGCTCTGCTTCAAGACTAGGATTAGCAAAACTATCAAATGCGTTATGGGGCAATGAGTATGATACCGACGAGCTTAAGTTTGATACAAGTGATGCTTCAATGCAAAGAATTTTTCAAATTCTAGAAGCGGATAAAGCCGATATTGATAAATTATCAAATTTAAATATGGATCCAAAAATGGAAGAGCAATTATTTCCTAAATTAAATGAAAAAGAATATTTAGCTAGTCTTAATAATCTACCTCCTCCAGAAATTTTATTTGATCAAATTGGTGGTTTACCGGCTAATGTTGAAGAAGAAAAACTTATGGCGAGTGCCGTTAATGCACTACCAGCTAATGCGCCAATTGATAAAAATACATTACCTAGGCAACAAGGATTAAGAATGCCGGGCCCAGGTATACAACCTGTAGATTATGGTTCATTATTCCCTTTTGATCCATTAGGAAATACAATTGCATCAAGGAGACAAACAAGTGGCCAAGGATAACGCATTACAAAGAATAGATTCTCATGAGAAATTGTGTCGAATTATGCAAAAACAGACACATGAGCGAATTACAAGAATAAAAAAACAAATCGATAGAATTGAAAGTATTTTATTGGTGTCGGTAGGAGCCTTAATTAGTGGTATGGCATATATAATATTTTCTTTACTTACACGGGCTGTGTGATAAATATCTTCGTGTGAAGATTGTTCCAAAATATAAATATAAACAATACACTCGGACAACGGACCAGGGCCGAAGAGTATATTTAGACGGCCAAGAAAAATTACCCTCTGTCACTACAATATTATCAAAAACTAAAATAGAATCTGACGGAATAAAGGCATGGAAAGCTAGAGTCGGCGAAGCTGAATCAAGAAGAATAATGAAAGAAGCAGCCGAAAGAGGCACAATTATGCATGAAATGCTTGAGAGATACGTGCATACCAATAACTTCGATACACCTGCCCACGACGCTCCTGTGGCTCATAAAATGGCTAATTTAATCATATCTAAGGGTTTTATATACCTTGATGAAGTATGGGGAATTGAACAAAATATAATATATCCCGGAGAATACGCAGGAACAATAGACTGCATAGGAGTGTTTAAGAAAAAACCTACTATTTTGGATTTTAAGCAGACAAATAAACCTAAAAAAGAAGAATGGGTTGAAGATTATTATTTACAGCTTGCAGCATATATATGTGCCCACGAAAAAGAATATGGAAAAATTGACGGCGGAACAATATTAATGGCGTCAACTGGATTAGTTTTTCAAGAATTTGAAATATCAGGAAATAAATTAAGTGAATATAAAGATAAATGGTGGAGAAGATTAGATGAATTTAAAACCAATCACGTACAACCTCGCCAAGAGTCTTTGCTGAAAGCTTAAATTTTGTATCTAGAGCCATTAATATTTTTTCATCAATTGTTTTTTCCGCCACAAAATCAATGTAAGTTACCTTCTGATCTTGACCAATTCGATGTGCACGATCTTCCGACTGTACCCGATGCTCTGCATTATAGCTATTTGAGTAGTAAACAACTACTCCAGCTGCTGTTAAAGTTATCCCCATACCTCCAGTAGCAGGATTACCTACAAAAAATCTACATTTAGGATCATTTTGAAATCTTTCTATTGCTTCAGTTCTTTTTTCTGAAGAAGTGTCTCCATAAAAAGTAACAACTGAATCTACACCATATTTTTTTATTAGTTCTCTGTTAATCTGTTGAATGTTGTGAACGTAAGTAGCCCAAATAATTATTTTTTGATCAGTGTCTTCACATACTTCAAGTAAAGCTTCTATTCTTTTATTAACAACATTCTGAATCTCTCCTTCTCTACTCTTAAAATATCCACAGGTAATTTGATGAAGTCTTAATATTTCTGTAATCACATTGGTTACTGTTAGCTCCTGGCCTTTTAAAGTGGCTCTTGCCTGAGTTCTTATATCATCATAAAGTAATCTTTGTTCTTCACTTAGTCCTATTGTTCTTCTAGTATATATTTTTTCCGGCAGATCCAGACATTCTTTTTTGGTTTTTCTATAAGCAAAGTTTTTTAATTTTGCTTCTATCTCTGCTAAATTTGTAAAGCCAACTGGAACTTGGATTTGTCTACCACTTAAATATAAAGTTTCAAAATGACAGTACCTATTTCTAAACGCAACAATAGAATTAAATCCTAAATGTTTAGGATCTAAAAAATTACATTGAGTATATAGATCTAGTGGATTTTTAGGAGTAGGAAATCCTGATAATATTCTTCTATAATTAGAATACTTTCTTAATTTAATAATATTTTTTGTTCTTTTAGCTTGGTAATTTTTAACGCAAGTTGATTCGTCTACAGCAACTAAATTATTATGTCTTTTACAAAACTCTTCTGCCCAAAAAGTTCCCTTGTCACTAGAAAAAGCTTCTACATTTATTACAAATATTTTTAATTTTATTGATGGTTTCTCCATAAAATCCACCAATTTCTGACGTGCCATGGTACTTTTCCATAGTAAGATATCATATTCTATATTTAAATGTTTAGGAATTTCAGTATTGTACCACACAGTATAAACAGATTTAGGAGCAATAATTAATGCTCCATTAATTAAATTTTGTGATCTTAAAACTCCTATGTTATCTAATAAAACTTTAGTTTTACCAGTACCCATTTCCATAAATAAGGCATAACTGTGTTTATCCCAACTTGCAGTAAGGGCATCTTTTTGATGAGCAAAAGGTTCAGTCTTAAAATTATATTTAGTTACCATCTCCCATAGTAATAAAATACTTGACTTTAAAAATCAATAGTTTATTTTGCTTCGTGGAGGTCGTAATGGTAAAAACAATAGACATACAAAAAGTGTCTGGTGCTGGATTTATGAAAGCAACAGACGAACAAGTCAAAACGATCTCAGCGAAGTGTGTAGAACTTCAGGAAAAAGAAAAAGAGATAGCGATTATCGAAGAGAACCTTAAAAAGGCTAAAAAAGATGCGTTGTTTCTTTCAGAAGAAACTATTCCTAATCTACTAACGGAAGCTGGGGTATCGTCTTTAGACTTGGCCGACGGCACATCAGTTAAAATAACTCCATTTTATGGCGCAAGAATATCCAAAGATCGTCAAGAAGAGGCGTTCAAATGGTTACGTGACAATAACCATGCGGATTTGATTCGTAATAATGTTGGAGTATCTTTTACTGCTGGTGATGATGTAAAAGCTCAAACGGTTCTGGAGCTTTTAAAGAAGGCAGGACATAGACCCGTTCAAAAACAAGAAGTGAACGCGATGCAACTTAAGCAGTGGGCTCGTGAACAAATTGAAGAAGGAATTGCTATTCCTCAAGATTTGTTTAGTATTTATGTAGCTAATAGAACTAAAATAAAAACGAAGGAAAAACTATAATGGCAAACGGACATAAAAAGAAGAACGGAAACAAGAACGGAGAAGTTGCCCATAAACCAAAGTTTAGTTTATCTACTGTAGCAGAGAATATGGCGGATAAAGGCTTTGAACAAATGGGTGCTAATGATTTAGCCTTACCTTTTTTAAAGGTACTAGGTCAGTTATCTCCACAAGTAACTCAAGGTGATCCTGCTTTTATACCTGAAGCTAGACCAGGAATGATCTTTAATAGTGTGACACAAGATCTATTCGATGGTCAAAAAGGTATTGAAGTAGTTCCTTGTTACTACAAGTTAGAATACTTGGAATGGCCAGATAGGCAAGAAGGTGCAAATGCGCCAGCTGCCACACATCCAGCTGATTCTAATATTTTAGCACAGACAACTAGAGATGATCAAAACTTGGATAGATTACCAAATGGTAATTATGTCCAAGAGACTGCATCACATTTTGTGATTAGAGTTGAAAACGGTCAGCCTCAAGAATCTGCTCTCATGAGTATGAAAGCCACTCAAAGAAAAAAATCTAAGATGTGGAATTCAATGATGAGAAGTGTAAAGGAAAAACGATCTGATGGTCGTGGTTTCTATACTCCAGCTATGTTTACTCAGCGTTACAGACTAAACACTGTTTTAGAAAAGAACGCTAAAGGAACGTGGTATGGCTGGAAGATATCTCATATTGGACCTGTCGAGAATCAAATGACTTTAGATGCGGCGATGGGCTTTTATGACAGTTGTCTTAAAGGTAATGTGAACGTTAAATATGAACAGGAATCGGCGAAACCGAAACCAGTAGCCGAGCCTGTAACACAAGAGGGTAAACCAACTGGACAGCCTTGGTAATGTTACAGAAATTCAAGGAGCTGTTCTGCGGACTTGATGTTGCTTACGGAGAGTATTATCTCAACGGAGAGCGAGATACCAAGACCGGTAAAGAAAAAGGGAGGGCCACGACTAAACGTGGCCCTGTCACTGATGAATTATTTCAACGACATTTAAACGGAGAAATTAATTTAGGTATAATTCCTATTAGATCCGACAACACTTGTACCTGGGGGTGCATTGATGTTGATAAGTACGACATAGATTTTAGAGCTTTAATAAAACAAATTAGACAAAAAAAATATCCTTTAGTTCCTTACAGATCAAAATCTGGAGGATTACATTTATTTATTCATACACGAGATGCTGTCACTGCATCTGACATGATTGATAAACTACATGAACTTGCAGCCGACTTAGGATTATCAGGATGTGAAATTTTTCCTAAACAAAGAAAGATAATGGTACATAAAAATGATTTAGGAAATTGGTTAAATATTCCTTATCAACAAGCAGCAAGAACTACTAGGCATGCAATTCACGACAATGGTATGGGAATACCTATTAATGAATTTTTTAGTTGGGTGGAAAAATATAGAATATCCGGCTCTGCCTTTAGATCTATCAAAATAGAATCAGATGGATTTCCTCTTGAAGGAGAGTTTGATCAATTTCCCCCTTGTCTTCAAGCATTAATTAGAAATGGCTGTGCTGATGGATTTAGAAATAATGCATTAACAGGCTTTGCTACATTAGCTAAAAAAAGAAATCCAGAAGGATGGCAAAAAGAAGTATGGGAAAGAAATGAAGGTTTTACTCAACCTTTAGCCGACAGAGAAGTCCAAGCTTTAATTTCTCAATATGAAAAAAAAGAATATCAATATAAATGTAATGATGCGCCATTAAAAAATCATTGTAACTCTGCTATTTGTAAAACATTAAAATATGGAATTGATAGTATAGATTACATGCCTACTATGGATTCTTTTCAAGTTTTAAAAACAAAACCTCCTATTTATTTTTTAACTATAGACAAAAAAACTGTAGAACTTACTGGAAAACAACTTAATCAACAGCAGTTATTATCAGAACAATTATTTGATCAGGCAGATATTGTATGGCAAAAAGTAAAAGACAAAGATTATAGAGTATTTTTAAATAAACTTAAAACTATGCAACAACCTATTGAAGGTTATGACGAAAGTAATGAAGCAGAAGAAGAGTTTAAAGATACAATGATTCAGTTTACTCAAGAAACACAACAGGCAGACAATGCATCTCAAGTAGAAGCTGAAATGTGGTATCTACACGAAGGTTTAATTGTATTTAAATATCGTACGTTTGAAAGATTTATTAAGAAATCAGATAAGGCAGCCAAGAAGTTTGAAATTATTAGTATGCTTAAAAAGAATGGATGCACCAAACATGATTATTATGATAAGCTTAAATTAAAATACGTCTGGTTATGTCGGAAAGTGGACGAGCCAGTGATAGAAAGGAGTAACATTGTATTCAAGCGCCGACAGGCACCTTTTGAGAAAAAAGACGATTAAGATTTTTGGTCCTCCGGGAACAGGAAAAACAACAACTCTTTTAGATAGATTAGATAAATGGTTCAACAAAGGTGTATTACCTAGAGAAGTAGCCTATTTATCTTTTACTAATAAAGCTGTGGATGAAGCTAGAAACAGAGCTAATAAGAAATTTCCTGAGTGTAATGAAGAAGATCTTTCTAACTTTAGGACAATACATAGTTTTTGTAGAAAATTTAGAAAGCAATTACCAGTGATTGATCCTGAAGTAGATATGATAGAATTTGCAGAAAATTTAGGAATGCCTAGACCTGCATATGAAAATCATGATGGTATGAAAGTTTTTAATGACTGGTCCCTCAGGGTTTATGATAAATCTAGAAACAGACTAGTTTCTCCTGAGCAGCAGTTTGTAGAAGAAGTCTATAAACGTGCAACTCTTCCAAGATATAAATTAATTTGTGAACAGTATGAATTATTTAAACAAAATCATAGAGTTGATTTTACTGACATGATTACACATTTTATTGAAAAAGAAGAAGCCCCTACTTTAAAAATTTTAATTATTGACGAAGCTCAAGACCTTACTCCTTTACAATGGAAGATGATTTTTAAATTAGCTATGAAATCGGAAAGAGTTTATATAGCAGGAGATGATGACCAAGCTATTTTTGAATGGAACGGGGCAGATGTTACTAATTATATAGATTTTCCAGGGCGAGATTATATACTAACTCAATCTCATCGTATACCCCAAGTAGTACATGATTTTAGTTCTTACATAGCCGACATGATTAAACCGAGAGTTCCTAAAAAATTTTTACCTTCTCCTAAAAAAGGATATGTTCAAACATATTCTAAATTTAAGGATTTGTCTGAAGTTATAGAGCAATCGGACGGGAACTGGTTATTGCTTGGTAGAACTCAAGAAATTGTAAGGGAATTAGAAGAATTAGCTAGAGCCCATGGTTTATTTTTTCAGAACACAAAAGGTAAAACATCTTTTGATATTAATAAATGGAAGGCTGTAAAGAGTTGGAATAAGCTAATGAATAAAGGTGTTGTAAATAAGGAAGAAGCTGGTATAGTGTATTCATATGTTAATGAGATCGCATTTGGTTGGAGATCCATTGAAAGCAAAAGATGGATGAATATTGAAGACTCCGGTCATCTTAACTTAGAGTTCCTTCGAACTTTTGCTGGACTCACAGCAACGCCTGGACCATGGCAACAAGTCTTTAATAGAAATTTTCCTGAAAAAGATAAATTATATTTTGAAAAAATTATTGATAATAATATTGATTTGAATTTAGCATCAAGGTTGACTATAGATACTATTCATTCTATTAAAGGAGGGGAGGCAGATCATGTTTGTGTTTATGAAAAAGCTAATTGGCCAGCACATTTTGGGCATAAGGTGGGACTCGCTAGAAGTTCTGAAGCTAGAGTATGGTATGTGGGTATTACCAGAGCGAGAGAAACCTTACATTTGCTTAGAACCAACCATGAATACTTTTTTCCATTGGCAAGATTATATAATCAGTTTATAAGGGACGTTTATGGTAGTGGCTAAAGGCGATTGGGATTATTCGGGAGAACCTAAACTTAGGATTCTATCACTGGGAGCAGGAGTGCAATCTTCCACTATGGCACTCATGGCTAATGAAGGGGCTTTTGGCCACAAGCCAGATTATGCTATTTTTGCGGACACCGGTTGGGAGCCGCGCAAAGTATATGATCATTTAGAGTGGTTAAAATCTCAGTTAGATTTCCCTGTAATTATTACAAAGAATCATTTAAAATCAGGCAGCATTAAACAAGATATGATTGACGAAGTTCAAAAAGAAAAAGGATTTCTACATATTCCTTTTTTTGCACGTAATACTAAAACAAATAAAATTGGTATTGGCCCTCGTCAATGCACTAGAAATTATAAAATAACTCCGATCAATAGAAAGATAAGACATTTAATAGGATTAAAAGATAGACAAAGATTTCCACGAGACATGTGGGTAGAAGTCTGGGTAGGAATATCTACTGATGAAGCAATGAGAATGAAACCCTCTAGAGAAAAATGGGTAAAAAATACTTGGCCTTTAATTGATCACAAAATGTCTAGGCAATCTTGTTTAGATTGGTACAAAGGAAAAAATTATAGGACTCCAGCAAAAAGTTCTTGTATTGGTTGTCCTTATCATGATAATACTCTTTGGAATGAAATTAAAACAGACACTCCTGAAGAATTTGAGGAAGCCTGCCAGTTAGATGATATGATAAGAAATTCAGCCAGAGATCCTAATATAAAAAGATATTTACACAGAAAAGGTATCCCTTTAAGAGATATAGACTTCAATGAATTATTAAAAAAGAAAAAGAAATCAGAGGACCAATTAGATCTATTTAATAACGAATGTGAAGGGATGTGTGGAGTCTAAGAAAAAAGCTTTAGAGTATCAAGAGGGAGGAAAGCATTATGTTCAACATGCTATCCAACCAGTTGTCTACTGCATGAAAAATAAATTAAATACAATTGATTCTAATATAGTTAAATACGCCACTCGAAAAAAGCCTGGGGAAACTAACAAGCAAAGATATAATAAAATTATTCACTACGCAAAATTAGGTATGGAACTAGATGACAAATCAAATTAACTTTACCTTTCAAGATTCGGATTGGACTACTCCTACTACCTTTCCCGATTTAAGACATGCTCCTGAAATAGCAATTGACTTAGAAACTAAAGATCCTGATATCAAAATAAAAGGACCTGGCTGGCCTACTATGAATGGTAATGTAATAGGGATATCTGTAGCTACTGCTGATTTTAAAGGATATTATCCAATTGCTCATGAAGCTGGCTCTAATATGGATGTTAGAATGGTTCTAAACTGGGTTCAAGATATTTGTAGATCTAAAGCAATAAAGATATTTCACAATGCTGCATACGATATTGGGTGGTTAAGAGCCCATGGGGTGGTCGTATACGGCCAGATCGCCGATACTATGGTAGCAGCAGCCCTAATTGATGAAAACCGTCGTACGTACAGCTTAAACGCTTTATCTGTGGATTACCTGTCTGAGTTGAAATCTGAAGCAGGATTAAGAGAAGCAGCTGAAGATTGGGGAATAGATGCTAAAGGAGAAATGTATAAGCTACCAGCTAAATTTGTAGGACCTTATGCAGAGCAAGACGCAATACTAACATATAAACTTTGGCAAAGATTTAAAACTGACATTACTAAACAAGACTTAACTGATGTTTGGGAAATGGAAATGGAGTTACTTCCTATTTTAATTCAAATGAGAGCTAAGGGAGTAAGAGTTGATTTAGAAGGTGCTAATAATCTTAAAAAAGAATTTTTAGAAAAAGAAAAGAAAGCGCTATTGAAAATTAAAAAAGCTGCGGGTATGGAAGTAGATATATGGGCAGCTAGATCAATTGCAAAAGCTTTTGATAAGTTGAAGATATCTTATCCTTTAACAGAAAAGGCTAAAGAACCATCTTTTACTCAGAATTGGCTTACTAATTGTGAGGAACCTATAGCTGGTTTGATTCGTGAAGCTAGAGAAGTGAATAAATTTCACTCTACTTTCATCGATTCAATTTTTAAATTTGAACATAATGGGAGGGTACATGCGGAAATAAATCAGTTAAAGGGTGATGCAGGGGGAACCGTTTCCGGTAGGCTCTCTTATGCTCATCCGAATTTACAGCAAATTCCAGCTAGGAACAAGGAACTCGGACCCAGGATCCGATCTTTATTTTTACCAGATAAAAATTGTCGATGGGGATCATTTGATTACTCTCAGCAAGAGCCACGACTGGTAGTTCACTATGCATCAAGTATAGGGTTTGAAGGATCTGAAGATTTAGTAGAAGCGTATCATAATGAAAATACAGACTTTCATCAAACTGTAGCTGACATGGCAGGCATTCCGAGATCTCAAGCTAAAACAATTAATTTAGGAATTTTTTATGGTATGGGTAAAAATAAATTATCTAGAGAACTTGGTATAGATAAGCAGCAAGCTGAACAAATTTTACAAGAATATAATAAACGAGTTCCTTTTGTTAAACAATTAGCTAACAAAGCATCTGATTCAGCTAATAAAAATGGTGCTATCTGGACTCTTAAAGGCAGGAAATGTAGATTTGATAGTTGGGAACCAAGTTCCTTTGGAATACATAAAGCTACAAATTTTGAAGATGCAGTAAATAAATATGGTAAGAATAGTATTAAAAGAGCTATGACCTATAAAGCTTTAAATAGATTAATTCAAGGATCAGCTGCAGATCAAGTAAAACAAGCAATGATTAATTGTGCAAAAAAGAATTATTATCCTTTGATTCAAATACATGATGAACTTTGTTTTAGTATTCCCTATGAAAGATTAGAGCCAGCATGTAAAGAAATTAGAGAAATAATGGAAGTTTGTATACCTGAGTTGAAAGTTCCTTCAAAAGTAGATATAGCTGTAGGAAAGAACTGGGGACAAACGGATGACTTTAATTGTTAAAGAAATATTAAATATGGGCAAGTGCCCCAAGTGCACAGAGTACACTCACTTCAACAAAACTAGAAAACCTACAATATTTACTTGTGCGATATGTGATTCTTTCGTTGAACAAAAAATTAACGGAAAAGTTCTCTATAAGGAAGTTGAACTTCCTGGAATATTTATAGATAGATAAATTTAAGTTTCTATTTTATTACTTTCAACAATCAATTCTTCTTTAGCATCTGTCACACATTGATCGTTAATCTTAGTTTTAAGATCTTTAACTTTAATGTCTATCCATCTCATGTCAGGAGTTACTTTTTTCTGTTGTAACGCTTGGTTGGCCCACTGATGTTCCAACTTTAGTTTCTCCTGTACTAACTCGTGTAGGCTCATTGCTCTTCGTCTCCTCAAAAGTTATAAACAGCACTCTGTGATCTCTAAATCCGCCACCATCCTTAAAGATAACGTCGCCATTATTTACAGCATCGGCCATAACTTGCTGGGCATGATCATCATTCGTTGCGTTTACGGTGTAATCACAATAAAGCTCATTATACCAGCATTTAAACCGATAAGCTTTCATAGGAACATTATATGCATTTTTATCTAGTCCTGTCAAGTCTCAACCTTAGGTTTTATTTCAGGCTTTTCTGGGGGAACTATGACGAGAGTACAGTCAAATTTGATGTATATTTGGTGCTTATTTACCTCTTCACGCCCTATTTCTATGGTTTTGTCCCTGGCTTTTTCGTATCCAGCTACCATACATGTGTAAGAATCAGTGTATTGTGTCGGAAATGTGAAGGGCTGCAGGCACTGATTAGCTAACCCTGAACACATAATAATAGTTAATAAATAAGACATCAGTCACCCTATACTTTTTAAAACTCTTTGTAAATAACTCTTGCTTTGTGATGGGATATATTATATTAATATGGGATAAACAAAGGATGGTAACAATGGAAAAAAAAGAAATAACGGCAAAAATAAATACTTTGATCGAGATGTTATACATAGTAGGTCAAAAAAAAGGTCTTACTGAAGCTGGTGATATTTTTACACACAGGACTGAAGCTGTTGAAACTAAAACAGAAATGGTTGCAGCTAATACTTTAGAGTCTTCTTCGAGTGTTGTAATGGGCTCTGACCCTCACCCTACAGTTCCTCCAATTAAGCCAGTTGATATTAAATCCATTACAATTGAACTGGAAGATAATAAATTAGTTTTAAAGTTGGGGAATGAAGTTAGAAATACACATACTACTCCAATTGCTGACACTAAATTCACTCAATTGTTAAGTATGATTAAGGATCAGTTTGCTACGTGGAACGCAACTAATGGAAAGGATAACTAATGAGTAGTTTAAATTTTTATTGTTTAGTTATGTGTTTATTTGCAACAATAGTAATGGTGGTAACAATATGAGTAGAACAGAAGGATCAATAGAGTATCATTGTAACTGGGCTGTCTTCTCTAAAGCTGTTCACAGCATTCTAAAAGAAGTACCTACTCTAGACTCGAATGGAGGGGTACTTGATAAAGATGACTATCGTTGGAAACATGCAAAAAAAAGATTAGTTAATACGGTCTTTGAACCTACTGGTGGAGATCGTGGTTATAACTTCTTTGATGAGGATGCAGCGGACAACACTATTAGAGCAGAGTTAAAAAGAAGATTACAAAATAAACTAACACTATGATTGCACTAGCTGGAACAATTAAAGCATTGCTTTTAATCTGCTTATGCATCGGAATATTTTTACCGAGAATAAGTTTGTTGATTCTAGTTTGTGTAATGTGGTACTTAATATAAAGAAAGGAAATATGGAACCTAATAATATATTGTATACTTGTAAGCATCATGGAGTAGACACTTATCC